TCATAACTGCTTGCCATCGGCGAGAAATGCTTCCACTTTCCCCATCTGAGCCTCTCCATCCTGGCCCTCTATCCAAGTCGCGTAGACCTCAAAGAACACCTTGAGTGAGTGGCCCATTTGTTTGGCCATCCAGGCGGGGTTGGCGCCAGCCATGAGCCCCACGGTCGCGTAGGTATGGCGCGCGTTGTAGGCGGGGCGGTGTCGGATGCCCAGCGCCTTTAGGGCGCGGGTGAAGGCCTTCCGCGGGGCCTTGTCATCTCGAATCGGCTCGCCAGTGCCTGGGTGCAGGAATACATGATCCCCGGCGAGGTAGGTTGCGGACTTTTGCCGCTCGAGCGCGGCGCGGGCTCGGGAATTGAGGCGCACGTCGCGGGCCTTATTGGTTTTGGTGACCTTGTCCTCGTGGGCCACATGCGCCCGTTCGATGCGGATTCGGTCATTGAACAGGTCAGCTTGTGGCCACCGGAGTGCGATGGCTTCGCTCGGCCGCAGCCCTGAGTGAAACACCAGGTCGAAGTAGTTGTGCCACCCGGGCTCGTGTCGCTCGAGGTACTCCAGCATGGCGGTCGCCTCTGCCTGGCTGAAAGGGTCGGGTAGCGGTTTTTGAGGCTTGCTGAGCTTGAGCTTGGCGCAGGGGTTGGTCTCAATTAGCTCGGCCTCAATGGCGTGATCGAAGATCAGGCGCAGGCAGCTGATGACGTTGTAGGCGCGTTTGGCGCCCCACTGTTTCTTGGCCATTACACGCTTGATGTCCAGCGCGGTGATCGCGCGAACAGGTCGGTCTTTGAATTCAGGCAACCAGGTGTAATCCAGAAAGCGGCGATAGCCGAGGCGCGTGGATTTTGCGACGTGTGTATGTAGCGCGAACCAATCCTCGGCCACGTTCTCGAACAGGTCGGATTTATCCTCAATCGCTGCGTCGCCGCCTTTGGGGAAGAACGTGGACCAGCGGAACGATCCCACTGCGATCGCGCGAAGGATCTCAGCGCGTAGTCGCTCAGCGCCATTGATGTTCGCTTTGGTCGGGGGAAGGTCCAGGCTTCGACGTCGGCGGCGCCCGTCGAGCATGAAGACGATTCTCAGGCGTCCGCGGTGGATCTCGACGCCGGTAGGGAGTTTGCCCATCGGTTATATCCCCGAATGCTGTAGAGCACGTTCTTTCCATCGTAGCGGTATTGCTCCCCGGCGCGCCAAATGCCGCGCTCTCGCTTCCGCTGCATGGCCTTAACGGTCAAACCGGTGAGTTCCTCCAGCTTGTGCGGAGTCACCCAGTCCACCGATGGCGATTCAATCATCACTCGTCAGCCTGCCGATTTTCGCTCTTGGCATGTCCGGTTTGTTCGCTGGTTTCCGTTTAGTGGAATAGGCGACACACGGAGGGTCGGAAAATGCCCGATTTCATTCAACGAATCGGCGCGCAGTGGCGATGCACGATCATGGATCTCGACGGGTACACCGACTATACGGCCAGGCGACCAGACGTCGGGTGCATCACGGAACTGCACACCGATGACGGCGAGCGTGTGTATGTAGAGATCGAACAGATCGATGGAGATCGCTACTACGGGCTTGTGAAGGACATTACCGACGCACGCAATGACGAAACACCGATGGTCGCGTGTCGCGTGCAGCGCGTTGAGTGCGGCCAGCGCTTGTGGTTCGCTCTCAATGGTGTGATGTCGGTTGTTTGGCCGGCCGCGCAACCAGTCGATTGATTGCGGGGTTTGTGCGCGTGACTTAACAGGAGGGGGAGCGTATGTGGTTTGAGCAGTTGGAACAGTTCGAAGAGCCGAGCAGCGGTGATCTTGTCCAGTTTGTGATCGGTGTCCGGTCATTTCTCGAGGCTGCGATCTATGCGAAGGACGAGCGCTTCGGATTCTTGTGGGAAGGGCGTGCCGAGTTGCAGACACTCGCGATGGAGACGTACCGCTACGACATCTTGGAGGGAGGCCTGCTGGACCTCTTTCGCGCTGTGGATCAACTTGCACAGGAGCAAATCCGGATGCACGGGCTGGAAGGGCGGCCATTGAAGTTTAAGTTTCGCGCCATCAGCGCTGTTTCGACGGAGCTGGCAGCCGAGCCGCGCAAGCGTCGTTTCCGTGGGCTGTTCAAGAAGACGGTCGATGTGATCGATGCTCTCCTGGATTCCGTGATCAGCGCGTCAGGCGGGAAGGGCGGCATGGTTAAGGAATTCAAAGACACCCTTCGAGCGTTGGCCTGACCGCCCGCCCCCTGCAGCGAACTCAATGTGAGCGGGTTCATTGGCGCAACCCGAGCCCGATGAAGTAGTGGGCGTCTTCCCGTCGTTTCTTGGTGACATCGCCGGCCTGAATTTGCCTGGAGAACTCCGCTTGGTCGCAGGCCCGGTTACCGGTGGCCTGGCACCAGTCCAGCCAGGCGTCGTAGGCGTCAGCGATTCGGGTGGGGCCAGCCGGCGAGAGTTCGCAGCATTCGGCGATGAAGGTGCCGATGGCTTCGTCCAGCGTCATGCAGGGATCAGGTTGCGCGGGCGCAACGGGCGCAGGCACATCATCGATGGCGAGTCGGCCGGTGGGGTGGGCTTTGAGCCACTCGACGATGGTGTCGAGCTGCTGGCCGGTGAGCTGCACGCCGTGGAAGCCGGAGAGCTGCCAGCCTTCGAGTTTGGCGCCCACGTGGTTCAGGGCGCCGATGAGGCGGGCGAGCTGCTCGGTGGTGTCAACGTTGGCAGCAAATTCGCGCGCGAGGTCTTCCCACGGCGGCACGGGGTTGGTGCCCACGCCGGGGCCGACAAAGTCGGTGCTGTGGATCTGCCCGGTGCTGAGGGCGCCGCGGGCGTACTCGGTGGTCTGCATGCCGAGTAGCTGGCGGATCTGCCGCGTGGTCGCCTCCATGCGATCACGCAACGGCCTTAGCTGCTCGTTGGCCTGTCGCCTGGCCCGGTCGGAACCCTGCTCGGCCTTCGATTTCTTGGCTGGCTTGGGCTTGTACTGCCATTGCCCGCCGACCAGTTCGTAGTCCGGGCTCGCCGCTTTGCGGGCGTTGTGTTCCTCGACGGCTTTGGCGCGCGCCCGGGCGCAACGCAGGCATTCGCGAATGCCGTCACGGTCTACCGTCTGGGGCGCCTGCCAGTCGTACTCAACGTCTTCGCCGCGCAGATCCTTGATGGCGTGTTCGGCCAGCCCGCGGAATTCGCTGTACAGGGTGTTGAGCGCATCGGCCGCATCTACGTCGGCGATGAGGCCGTCGTTCACGAGCTGGCGGACGGGCTCGGCCATGCGGGCGACTTTGTTGAAGCGGCTGACCCACGTTGGTGATTTACCCAGCCGCTTGGCTGCGGCGTTCACGCCGATCGGTGTGCCGTCCGGGCCGGGTAGATTGACCATGGCGGTGACGCCGTTCGCGGTCTCCGACGTGGTGAGGTTGGCGCGCTGGAGGTTCTCGACGATCTGGAGCGCGTAGAGCTTCGCAGGGTCGGTCTCGTCGGTGATCCGCGCGTCGATCGTGTCGCGGCCCAGCAGCTTGTGGGCGCGCCAGCGGCGTTCGCCGGCGACGAGCAGGTAGTGTGGTTCGCCGTTGACTTGGGCTTGTGGGTCCAGCCGCACGAGGATCGGTTGCGCCTGGCCCAGCTCGGCGATCGTCGCGGCCAGCTCCTCGATTTCGACGGTGTCGAAGTGCCGGCGCGGCTGGTCGGTATCGGGGCGGATGTGATCCAGGGCGATCTGGGTCATGACGACGCCCGCTTGACGAGCCGCCGCAAGGCGCTTTCCTGGTACATCGCCTCGGTCGGGATCGTGTACCCACGTGCTCGCAGCCAGCGCTTCATCGCGCGCCGACGGATGGCGGCCTCCCGAGCTGCGGCGATTGGCCCGATCATGCCCTGATCCCCGGCTCGTGCTGCTCCGCATCCAGCGCCAGCTCGTTCGGGTGCTCGAGGTGCCGTGCATCGGCCGCGCGGGTGACGTGCAGCTGGCCGCAGTGCAGCTGGTATACGTGGTTGCCGTGGGTGCAGGCTTCCTCGCCCAGATCCCGCAGCCGGCCCCGAATCGCGTCGTGCAGGGTTTTGGCCTGGTCTGCGCTGCGGCGGGCTTGGCGGGTGGCGCTCTCGGCGTATTCTGCGTCTGTTGTTGCCTGGCGCTGCATGCGTACCCAGGCGTCGATCAGCTCAGGCAGTTGGGCCTTGTCAGGGTTGAGCATGGTTACTCCTGGTTGTCGCCGGCAATGGCAGCGGTGGCCACGGCTTCCAGCTGGTAGCGCGGCAGGGTGACTGTCACGAGGTCATCTCGGCTGTCGGTGAGCGAGACGGCTTGGCAGATCTGTTCGATGGCGCGGCGCACAGGTAGGCAGGCTGCAGGCGGGGCGCCGGCGGGTAGGGGGAATAGGGCCGCTTGTTTCATTGGCCAGACTCCGTCTGTTTGACTGGAACAATGGCCGTTGCCCCCGGAAACCTAAGCTGCGCCTCGGCGCGGCTCGCAGCGCAGGTGTTGATGGCGCGACCGTCGACCAGCACACAGAAATGCTGTTCCGGTTCCGCCCGGCGGTTGTTGTAGGCGCGACGCAGGGTGTCTGCTGCTGCGTGCAGGCCTTGCGCCTGGAGCAGCCGTCGCGCCATGCGGGCGCGGAATGCGCCGGCGCTGTGGGGCTCGATCGAGAACAAGGGTTGGCCGATCATCGGATGACCTCTGCGGTGAGTTTCAGCCGCCGGCCATCCGGCAGTTGCACCAGCCGTTGCTCGGTGGTCTGTGTGTGGCGCCGGTCGATCACGTCCGCTCCGGAATCGGAGAGTTCGATCGCTGCTTTCTCGACGCTGGCCATGAGCAGGTTGCGCGTGTGGGCCACGCGAAGCGGGCCGGCCAGGTGTTGCGCATGCGCAACGGCGCCCGGGGCGGAGCGGGGTTCGCCGACGCGGTAGCGGGTCATGCCAGCGTCTCCCTGAACCGTTTCTGGCGCTCGCCTTGCAGCGCCAGCGCTTCGGCAAATTCGGGTCCCAGCACGTCGTAGCCCAGCATCGTCGCGATGCTGAATAACGCATCCTCGCCCTGCTCGCAGATGGAAAAAGGGCACCGGCCGGCCACCGGGATGTCCGTCACGAGCGCGAATGACGCGCCACCTCGGTGATTGATCGCTGCACGGGCCGTGAGAATGCCCCGGTCATACACGCGCAGTTCGGAGATGCACGAATCCTCAGGATCCGGATTCACCTTGATCGTGAAGCGGCTCACAGCGGCAGCTCCGTCAGAGCGCCGATCTCGCAAATTCCGCCATCGGGATCAAGCTGAATCAGCCGGCCGTTGGGCAGTTTCAGGATCGGCTCGGCGGGTAGTGGCGCCTGCCCGATCTCCTGGAGCCTCGCGTCCAGCGCGCGGTAGGCGCTGAAAAGTTCGGTCTCGGCCTTTTCCCGCTGAGCAAGTGCAAGGGCGTAGGCGGCTTTGGCAGCATCGGCGTTGTCGCTCCGCTGCTGCAATTTGCGCAGTGCGAAGTCGATGTTGGCGGCCAGGTTGACGTCGTTGCGGTTATCCATGGCGTGCGGCCCTCATCTGCTTGTGCCAGCGGCAGTCGGAGAGGAACAGCCAGTCGCGGACGGAGATATCGAGGCTTGGAAACGCCCGCCGGTACTCGCCGAATGACATCGACATCCAGTCGTCACCCGCGTGCTTGGCGCGTAGGCGGTCGATGTCGTCGAGGGTCGAGCGCTGGACGAACACGAGGCCATCCGGCGCCAGCGTGAGCAGGTCGCCGTCCTCCAGCTCCACCGTGTACTCAGTGGGAATCCCGGCCTTGAACCGGGCGCCCGTGATCGTGCACGGCACCCACGGGGACAAATCCATATCCAGCAGCTCGGGCTTGTGCGCGAAATTGGGCGTAGTGCGCAATTGCGTTGCCGCGGTGTGGACGGTGACGGGCACGAAGCCTGTATGCCCGATCAGGGCCTCGAGCGAGGGGGTGATGGGCGCGAGCGCCAAAGGGGTCAGCATGTCTGATCTGCGTGTGACTATGGACGAGACGGTACTAGCCATAAATGGCGATCGTCAAGCGCCAAATGTGATACCTTGCCCAAGCAGCTATTCGACGGGCCGCTGTGTGGCGGGGAACCCGGGTTGGAGGCACACTTACGTCATGTCGTCATTTCACACGCCGCTGCGCTATCCAGGCGGCAAGGCAAGGCTGGGCCCGTGGCTGGCATTTACGATGCGCCACAACGGGATATCCGGCGGTACGTATATGGAGCCGTACGCCGGCGGGGCGGGTGCGGCCATTTTCCTGCTGATGTGCGGCTACGTGCGGCGTATCGTCATCAATGATGTGGATCCGGCCGTGCACGCGTTCTGGCATTGCGTACTGCATGACTGTGATCGGCTGGTAGCGCGAATACGCGCGACGCCTTGTACGCTTGAGACTTGGCGCACTCAGCGCCAAGTGCTGCGGGCGGGGACCGCGCAGTCCAGCGTGCTGGACCTAGGCTTTGCTTGCTTCTTCATGAACCGCACCAATCGCAGTGGGATCCTGCACGGCGGGGTCATCGGCGGGTATGCGCAGAATGCGGCCAACAATATCGATGCACGCTACAACGTGGATGACCTGGTGGCGCGCATCCTGCGGATTCACGCCAAGCGCGGGTCCATCACGTTGTACAACCTGGATGCCTTGGCGCTACTGCAAGGTCCGGCGCTGGAGCTGCGCGCTCGCTCGCTGCTTTACCTGGACCCGCCGTATTACGTGAAAGGTCAGCAACTGTACCGCAATGCCTACGCGCCCGAAGATCACGCCGCCATCGCCGCCGCCGTGCAGGCCGTGCCCACGCCGTGGCTCGTCACCTACGACAACGCGCCAGAAGTGGCCGCGCTCTATGCCGACGCGCATGGCTGCACGTTTGACCTGACCTACTCCATGCACCTGGATCGGCCGCGTGCTACCGAGCGGCTGTTTCATAGTGGGCTGGCGATGCCCGTGGCGCCGGTCCTCAGTCGCCGGGTGAGTGGTTGGCCGCCTGCGTGGACGCGGAAAGCTGCGCAAGCACGTGCAGCATGAAGGGTTCGAGCTTGGCGAATAGCCCTGGCAGGTCCTGGGCATTGGTCAGAAAATAGTCGCCGTCGTGCTTGATGCAGTCGCCCCTGCTCTGCAGGTCCCGCAGGCACTGCTGCAAGGTCTTCCTCCGGTTGCGGTCCGTTTGGCAATAGGTCTTAACGGCTTGGTTCAATGTGCCAAAGCTGTCTTCGTTTCTGGGCGCGAGATTGCGGCCCAGCGTCTCAAAAAGCGTCCAGGCGCCTAGCCACAGAAGAATGCCATTGGTGTTGAGCGACAAGTTGCATAGCTGGCTGTAGAGCGCGACCAGCTTGGTTAGTCGCGTCGACGCCAGCGCGTCCGCGATCGCGGTGCTGCGCGGGAGCCGGTTCGGGGGCGTTGGGTTTGGTGATGGACTAGTTGAGCCCAGAGTCGACGGGGTACTGGGTTCTGGAGCCGGGGCCGGGCTTGGCCCCGCCGGTGGTTTGGGGCTGGGCGAATTTGGAGCGCTGGCGTCTGTTGGGGGTGGTTCGGGCGGCGGTGCCGGTTGCGGGCCCGCGGGTAGAAACTTTGCGGTCAGGAGTGATTCGCAGCGCTCGGCGCTAGCGAACTGGCTGCCGCGCTTGAGTGTCAGGGTGCCGTCGGCAATCCAGTCCAGAATCTGTTTGGACACCAGCATGGCTTTGGCCTTACTGCCCGATGGTGGGCGCTGACTGAAGCGTTGTTCACCATCCCGGAACAGGCGCTCGTTGATCAGGCCGAGCTTGATCGCGGAGCGCACGCCGCGGCGGAAGATGTCGTGGAAGTAAAGGTCGCTGTTGATAAAGGCCAGGCGGGTGTCATCTGTAGATTCCACCTCATGTAGCAAGACCATGGCGCGCCAGTCCTTGGCGCCGGCGGCATTGTGCTGGTAGCCAAATCGGGCGGCGGCCAGGGCTGACCAATTGATACGGCTGATGCCGCCGCCGGCGCTGTGGCGCTCGTAGATGGTGCGTGAGATCAGTGCGGGGTCGTCCGATGTCTGCGCCTGAATGGCGTCAAACGTCACGGACGATGTGGCCATCAGTTGTTGGGCTTGTTTCTTCACCGCTGTCGTGGGCGCATTGACTTCGGGGTGTTGCAGCACCTTCAGTGCGGCCGTGCGGCGGTTGCCGTCCATGACGATGTTGCCCTCGGCGGTCTGTAAGACTAGCAGCGGCTCGCCCAGGTCATCCTCGGCAACGCTGGTCATTAGCCTGCGAAAGCCATCGCCAGTGGCGAGCTGCGCAATGCAGTGGCTCTGGTCGGCAGCCGCGCCGAAGCGGGGGTTGGTCTCGTCTAGCAGCAGCTCATCGAGCGGGAAAGTCTGGATGCTGGGAAAACGCATGCGAGCTCCTGTTTGGTTTCGCCCTGCGTATGAGGATTACGCGAGGGCTGTTTTACGCCTACACGGCCCGCTCAAAACCCCAGCGGCCGATGACGCGCCCACAGATGTGTAGGACGGTGGCGGCGTCACTGGCTTGAATGTAGTCCCGCTCGTACGCCGTATTGTCGCTAATGATGGCCAGACGCTCGCCTAGGCGTTGCAGGCGCTTGATGTGCAGGGCGCCGTCGCGCACGAACACGTAGACGCCATCGGTGTCGACAGTCGGCACGGAGACGTCCACAAACACGATGTCCCCATCATTGAGACGCGGCGCCATGGAGTCCCCTCGTACGTCGATAATCTTGATGCGGTCCGGGTCGGCGCTGCCGAGCACACGGCGCGCCCAGGCCTCCAGAACCTCCACGCGTTCCACGACAGCGGGGTAGTCCGTTGGTGCGGTGCCGGGGCCGGCAGACGCTTGGACATCGAGGCGGTCGAGCCGGACCGTAGGAGATTCATCGTCGTCCACCGGGGCGGGGTATAACAAATCGCCGGGATCGATGCGTAGCACGCGCGCGAGCGTAAGTAGCGTGCTGAGTCGCGGGTTGGAGTTGGAGGTCTCCAGTCGCGTGATCGTGCGGAAGCCGACGCCTGCCCGCTCGGCCAATGCTTCCTGGCTGAGCTGGTGGCGTTTTCGCCAAGACGCCAGGGCGCGCGGAAAATCAACGTTTTGCCTCATATGGCTAACCCTAGCGAATGGGTGCCGCCGCAAGTGGCTTGACGTAAATAGCCATATGTGGCGTTATGATTCGCCATGAACCGCACTGAACGCTTGCGCCAAGCTCTGACAGGGCGCCGAGGGGAGTACCAAGCCATTGTGGATGACACGGGGCTGCGTTACTTCTGGCTCTCCAAGTTCGGGCGCGGTGTGATTGCAGACCCCGGCGCTTCCAAGCTGGATGCGCTGGAGGCGTGGCTGCGGGATCACCCGCCGTCAGGCGCCGCAGCTGCTGCGGAAGAAGCGGCGTGATGTCCCCCCGAGTCTCCCCAGGGTGCCCTCCGGCGTCTGTGCCATTGCCGGCCGGTCACCCCAGCCGGTCGGCTTTTCTATTTGTGCTGGATTGGGGCTCATGAGCACCGCCGTCGATCCATGGGCCGCGCCGGTCGCGCGTTGGTTGGCGGGGCTGGAGTCTAGTGGCGCTGATTCAGCGGGTGACGATGCGTTTGGTCGAACACGGCGATCATGCGGTCCAGTGCTTGCAGAAAGCGGTCTTTGCTCGGGGTGTCCGGGCTCGCTGCGAACTTCTGGCGGGCGGTGTGAAGGTCCTGAATCACGGCCTCGAGTGTGCCTGATTGATGCGCTACTGCGCCAAGGGTTACGGCCATAACGGTGATGATGGCGTTGAGGTCGGATTCGTACTCGGTTGGTGTGGGCATGGTCGGCCTCCTCGGGTGGTGGCGACAGGGTTTGCCAGTGTATCGAGGAGGCCGTCTGCGTCTGCCGTGCCGCTACATGCCTGGCAGCGGGGCCTGCATGAGCACCGCATGTTGGTTCATGTGCTGGCTGATGATCGCGGCCACCGCTTCCCCGGGCATGTCGGGTCTGATGTTGCCCGAGGCGATCAGTGCCAGCCATACGCGGGTGATGAGTTCCTGTTTGTCCATCTTGCGTTCGCTCCGTTGTTGGGTTTGGAGCGTTGGACGCTGCATGAGGCGCCGCCCGGTGTCCATTTTCCCTATCGGATTCGCCTTTAGCATGCGCTCGATTTGCGCAAGCGCGGCGTTGTGCGCGGATTCGGTCCTGGTTTTCCATGCGACTGAGGTTGAGTCATGAACGACCCGACGCCTACGTCCACTTGTGGGCCTGTCCACGTCACTCGGCTGGACGCGCTGATCTTCTACCGCGACCGGGCTATCCGCGAGACGCGGTTCACGGCGGTGGATTTCGCCGTCGCGATCGCGCATGCGTATCACCGCCTGGTGCCGGAACACGCCCGCTCGATTGAGCTGACGCCGCCGGATGAGTCCGCCTCGCATGTGGTGTATGCGAAGGGGGTGGAGCGGCTGCGCACACAGGTCAAGCGCTACGTGATCGACTCGCTGCATTTGCCCGTGGTGCTGGAGGAGGCGTGGGTGTCGGCGCTGCCGGAGCCTTACGCCGGCGATTGCCGGGCAGCGTTGGCGCGGCGCTATGGCTTTCTGGGCGCGATGTCGCCGGAGGCGGCGCCCTGCACCGACGGCGAGGCGGTTGGCCGGGTGATGACGGAAACGGGCGAGTGCCTCAGCGTGCTGTCGCAGGCCCTGGCGGATGGCCGGATCGATGCCGACGACCTGCGCCGCCTGCCGCATCTGCTCAAGGAAATTCGCGACGCGCAGGCCGCGCTGGCCAGCGTGGAGGCGCGGGTGTTGGCGGTGCAGGCCGGCACATCGACGGTGGCGCAGATTGGAGGGGCGGACCGTGGCTGATGTGGCCGACCGCGCGCAGGTGCTGGAGGATCTGCATCTGCAACAGGCGCTGACGAACCGCCGGCCGAAGTCGGAGTATTCGCCGCTGTGCGCTGACTGCCACGGCCGCAACGACCGGCCGGAGTATGCGATCTGCTCCGACTGCTTCATGGATCGTCAGATCCAGGCGGAGGCGCCGTGACCGACTTGTTCGATTCCGCGCCGGAGTCGCCGACTCCACAAGCGGCGATGAAAGACCTGATGCCGGGCTGGCAGCGGGTGAAGGGCACGAGCTATCTGCAAAGCCCCTGCGGGCGTGTGCGGATCTATCGGTCCAGCCCGCTGCCGGGCTCGGCCGGGCAGAACTACCCGGTGTATGTGCGCCTTGCGGGCGAGTGGGTCAGCGTGCGCACGTGCCGCCTTGAGCTGGAGCCGGCCGCCACGGTGGCTTTGATGGTGCTATCAGAGCTGGCGGAGCCGGGCACGTGACCGTGACCAGCACGAATGAAGCGATCGCGCATGCGATCGATCAACTGGCGGCCGAAGGCCTCATTGTCGAGTCCCTGGAGCTGGACAAGCGCACGTATTGCCCGGTGTCCCGCGAGGTGGTGGGCAAGCAGCCAAAGAAGGACACGGGCCGCTATTACGCGAAGCTGATCACGCTGCGCGATGGCGGCTCGATGGTCATCGGCTGGTGGAAAAACTACTGGGCCGATACCTGGGGCAAGTTCGAGCCGCCGGACAGCAAGCTGGACAAATCGCAGCTTGAGGAGATCGCGAAGCATCGCAAGGCGATGGACGCGCAGCGCGCGAAGGACGCCAAGGAAGCCGCGGAGGACTGCGCCGAACGGGCCCGCAGACTTTGGTCGCGTGCGCGCGAGCATGGACGGACGCCATATTTGGACCGCAAGGGCATCAACCTGGCCGGCGCGCGTGTCATGCGCGAGTCGCTGGTGGTGCCGCTGTATTCGATCGAGCGCAAGCTGGTCGGCTTGCAGTTCATCCAGGCGGACGGCGAAAAGCGCTTTCTCACCGGCACGCCGAAGCAGGGCGCCTTCTCGATCGTCGGCGAGCTGGACGTCGACGGCGACGATGTCATCGTCTGCCTGGCCGAGGGGTATGCGACGGCGGTCAGCGTATGCATGGCAACGGGCTGGCCGGTGATCGTGTGCTTTGACGCCGGCAACCTGCAGGCCGTGGCCGAGGCCTGGCGCGAGCAGTACCGCCACCACCGGATGGTGGTGTGCTGCGATGACGACCACGGCACGCGTGGCAATCCGGGCAAGCGCAAGGGCATCGATGCCGCGAAAGCAGTGAAGGGCGCCTGGTGCTGGCCGAACTTCAAGAACCGCGCGGATCGGACCGACTTCAACGACATGCACGCCGAGCAGGGGCTCGATGCGGTGGGGGAGATTGTGGTCGGCGCCGCCAAGCGTGCGCGCGGCGGCAAGTGGCGCCAGCAGCTCACGTACTCCAAGCGGTCGGGCGGGTTCAAGGCCAATCAGCACAACATTGCGCTGATCCTGGAGCGGGACCCGGAATGGACGGGGCTGCTGCGCCTGGACGCCTTCGCGAACCGAATCGTCATGACGCGCGAGCCACCGTTCGGCGGGGTTCGCCGGGAGGTGACGGACGCGGAGCTGAGCGAGGTGGCGGCCTGGTTCGGGCACCCGTACAGCTACGACATCAGCGTCTCCCAGTCGCTGGCGGCGGAGACGGTCACGATGGTGGCTACCCGCTATGCCTTCCACCCAGTGTGCGAGTACCTCGACTCGCTGGAGTGGGACGGTGTGCCGCGCCTCGATGGCCTGTTCACGGCGTATTTTGGCGCCGCCGACGACGACTACACGCTGGCGGTCAGCCGGCTGTTCATGCTCAGTTGCGTGGCCCGTGTGCGCCACCCGGGCTGCAAGGTGGACACGATGGTCGTGCTGGAGGGTTCGCAGGGCCTGGGCAAAAGCTCGGGCATCCGCGAGCTGGTGGGCCCGGAGTGGTTCATGGACACCAGTCAGCCGTTTGGCGACAAGGATTTCTACCAGGCGTTGGGCGGCAAGTGGGTCATCGAGCTGGCGGAGATCGCTGCGCTGTCCAAGCCGGACGTGAACAAGGTCAAGGCCGGGCTGTCGGCCCAGAAGGACACGTACCGGCCGAGCTATGGCCGCGTGGCGCGGGACTATCCCCGGCAGTGCGTGTTCGTCGGCACGACCAACGAAAGCGAGTACCTGCGGGATCACACCGGCGCCCGCCGCTTCCTGCCCGTGCGGGCCGGGTTCGTCGATCTCTCAGGCTTGCGCCAGCGTCGGGATCAGTTGTGGGCCGAAGCCAGCGTTCGCTACCGCGAGGCCTGCGAAGCGGGCGTGCACTGGTGGCATGTGCCCGAGTCGGCCAAGGAAGAGCAGGACGCCCGCTACCAGGACGATCCCTGGGCGGTGCCGGTGGCCCAGTGGCTGGCCGGGAAGGGCGGCGACGAGCAGTACCCGCCGCAGAGCAAGTCGATCACCCTGCGGTATGTGGAGGGCCCCGGCCGACGCATCCAGCGGGCGAGCGTCTCCGACCTGCTGCGGTGGGCCGTGCATGTGGACTTCGGCCGGCATACGCAGCAGGAATCCGGCCGCATGGGTCGGATCATGACGCGGCTTGCCTGGGCACAGCGACGGCTCGGCAAGCAGGAAGACCCCAGCCGGCCACGCGTGTACGAGCGGCCGGCCGAAGCGCCAGCCCCGGCCTCGGCGGTGGAGGTCGACGATGTCTTCTAGGTTTGCGCATGCGCAACGCGTGGCGGTCTCGCTGGTGGTGGGCCAGCGGCCGGCGCGCGATTCGCGGCGTTGGGTCCGGGTTGGGTCCGGGTTGGGTCCACCTTGGGTCCGGGTATCAAATGCCGTCGTGACGGGCTGGGTCCAAGGGGCCGGCCTCCCTCGTGCGCGTACGCCCGCCCGCGCGCGCACGCGAGCCGAACACCCCTCACCATCGCACCCCCCCTATGTGCGAGTTGTTACCCGGACTACCCGGACCCAGTGCCGTTTAGCCCGCAACGACGGGAAAAAGTGGGTCCAGGTACACCCGGACCCAATGCCGATTCAGTCGGACCCAGGCCGGACCCGAAATCAGCGGGTCCTTCCGGCCCTGCCAATGCACGCGGGTAAGCACGGGCGCGGAATTTCGCTAGCTGCAGCAGTTTCCGTATGGGTTCACGGCTTTGGCTCGATTGCCGTGAATGCTGTAGGTGATCTGGCGTGAACGGTGTGAGCAACTATCCAAAACTGCTGCCAGTCCTGGCCAAGAATTCGGAGCAGATGCTGTCCGGCCGCCAGTTGGTGGACGCGCTGCGCGAGGCGGACCTGGGCGAGTGGTCGGCCGACGCCGTACGGCAGTGGATTCGCGAGACGCCGCCGTGTCCGATCGCCCAGCCGGCGCGGCAGCAGGGGCAGGGGCACCGCTACCGCCTGCTGGATGTCGTGAACTGGCTCCTGGAACGGGCCGGCAAGGATCGGCTGAAGGGTTGGACGTCACCAGGTGCCCACGCCGCGCCGCAGGCCGCCCCAGCCGATGGGGGCGGGGGGCGCGAGGCGCCGCGTGATCAGGCTCGCGCCATCGACAGGGAGCTTTCGGCGATCTACGAGGACCTGCGCGCGAACCCGAAGCGTGACCCGAAATACCTGAGCCAACTTGAAGATGCCCTCGACCGCCGCGCCCGGCGGCTGGAGCGCACGGGCGCGCTGATCCCCGCGGCCGAGATCGAGCCTGTGTGGAGTGCCGCCACGCTGGCGGCGCGGTCGGAGATCGACGCCTGGGAGGGCGATGCGCCCACGCGGGCGGCACGGGCGGTCATCGAGCTGTCGCCCGAGGCCTTTGCCGATCACGCGTCGCGTGCGGCGCTGGATGAGGCGCTGGGCCGCATTTGCTCGCAGCTCGCCCGCGGACTCATCGAACGCCTGTCGCAAATCTCGCTGCCGGTGGCGGACCATGCCGCAGATTGAGTGCAGCGCCAGCACTGCGACCGCGTTCAATCGGACGTGGGGGGCGGCGTTCCGGCCGGCGCCGGACGAAACCGTCTCCGAGTGTGCCGAGCGCCTGCACGTGCGCCCGCCGGGCGACCCCATCCCAGGGCCGTTCCGGTTCGAGCGCACGCCGTACCTGCGCGAGATCTGCGACTTCTTCTCCGATGACTGCGGCCTGGACACGGGCGTCTGCCAGAAAAGCCAGCAGGTGGGCTACACGATCGGCGTGCTGCTTAACGTGATGATCTACGTGATTGCGCACGGCCTCGGCCGCATGATCGCCATGTTCCCGGTCGCCGGTGACGCCGCCAAATTCAATCGCTCCAAGTTCCGGCCGACCATCGAAGCCTCGCCCGATCTTCGGCCGCTGGTGGAAACGCGCTCGCGTCGCGGTGACAACACAGCCACCTGGAAGGAATTCCCGGGCGGCTGGCTCATGCTCGTCGGGTCAAACTCCGACAGCGACGTGACCCAGGAATCCGCGCCGTTCATCTTCGTCGAGGAACCAGACAGTTGCGCGCGCGCAATTGGTGGGGCGGGCAAGGGCGGTGATTCCGTCGAGCTGATCAAAGAGCGGGCCAAGGCCTACCGCAACGCCCGCAAGTTCATCGGCGGCAAGCCCAGCATCGCGGGTCACTCGACGATCGTCGAGGAGATGGAGCACACCGACAAGCGCCGCTGGATGGTGCCGTGCCATCACTGCGGCGTGGCCGACTACCTGCGGTTCGATCAGGTCAAATGGGCGAAGGACGCGGAGAACCCGCATCCGCGCTTCGGGCGGCACCACCCCGAATCCGCGTACTACGAATGCCCGCATTGCGAACAGCCCTGGACCAATGACGAGCGCATTGCCAACGTGCTGCGCGGTCACTGGGAGGCCACGGCACCCGCCGGTCGCGCCCGCGGCTGGTATCTCAACGAACTGATGTCCACGCTGTCCGCAAGCAGCCTTGCCGGCCTGGCGGAAACATTCCTCAAGGCCAACGAACAGCTCAAGGCAGGCGATCAGGGCGAAATGATCGTCTTCTACAACTCCAGCCTGGGCGAGGCCTACGAGCCCAAATCCGGCATCCCGGAAATCGAGCTGCTGCGCCAGCTTGGCGATACTTACCCCGCCGGCACCGTGCCCGCCGGCGGCCTGGTGCTCATCGCCACCTGCGATGTGCAGCATGACCGCCTGGCCGTCGTCGTACGCGCGCACGGCCGCGGTCAGGAAAGCTGGTTGGTGTTCCACGAGGAACTCGCCGGCAACCCCACCGAAACCGTGATCGATAGCGCCACCGGCGAAGTACGGCTCGGCCCCGTGTGGGATGAGCTGGACCGCGTCGTGTGGGCTGACTATCGCCACCGCCTCGGCGGCGCACTCTCCACCGAACTGCTCACCATCGACGCATCAGACGGCCAGACATCCGACGCCGTCTACAGCTACGTGAGGGATCGTCGCGGCGCGGGTCGGCCCGTCATCGCCATCAAGGGCGACGCCGAACGGCTCCAGACGGCCCGCCAGACTACGCGCGAGATCTACACCAAGCCCAAGCCCGTTGACGTCAATGCAAGGGGCAAGCACAACCGGTACGGCCTGCAGATCTACATCGTCGGCACGCAGCGTGCCAAGGATGTGCTCGCCAACCGCATGAAGTTCCGCCGCGACAAGCGCAAGGGTCCCGGCGTGCTGCATTGGTACGAGGGCGTTAGCGATGCCTACCTGCAGCAGCTCACCAGCGAAATCCGCATGCCCAAGGGGCGGGGCGTGGAGGTCTGGACCAAGAAGGCCGGCCGCGCCAATGAGGGCTGGGACTGCGAGGCCTACCAGATCCACGCTGCCCGGCATCTGCGGCTGCATTTGTGGCGTGAGGAGGCCTGGGCCGAGCGGGAACGCAACCTGCGGCAGCGCAGCCTGCTGGAGCGCGATCGCGCCACGGTCACGAAGGAAGATGCAGACACATCCTGGGCGAAGGTGTGACCGAGTCGGAGGACATCATCCGGCGCTTGACGCGGCGTGTGGTCATGAAGACCTTGCGGGCCTCCCTCGAAGACGCGGACCGCGTAGCCCAGCAGATCTACGCGGAGTTGAGCAACGAGTGTGGGGGCGACCGACTCTATATTGGCTGTACGCGCTCCACGCAGCAGCGCAATGCGCGCCTGCTAGCCGAGTACACCGACGTGTCGCGCCAGCACGGTCACGCCGTGGCCATGCGCGTGATTCGTCTACGCACCGGTCTGTCAGCCCGGCAAATTCAGCGGATCGTTCGTCAGCGGCGTGAGTCGTGACGGAAAGTGCAAATGTTGTGCGCGTTGGCGACCGAGTCATTGGTGGCGTGCATCGGGAGTCCGTGCTGGCGCTGATCGGCGCCAGCGTGATCGATGCATCTGGCGGAAACCGTGGGCGCGCTGATTGATCACGCCGGCGAGCGTTGTGTTGCGAGCGTATCGGTCGTGGATTGGCGGTAGCGTCAAGAACCCCGCCGGCGATGGCGCCGGCGGGGTCGTGCCCAGCGAACACCATGACCTTGAACGGCGTCCGAGGTCAGCGGTGGCAAACCGAAGTTGCCGAGGTAGATACGCTAACGCTGCTGGCCGGGATCGCCCCCAACTGGCACGATCGACACGGTGATGTCCACGCTAGTCTTTTCCAGGTAGGCGCCCTTAGTTCGGATGGCCTCCACAACTGTTCGGCTATGGGTGTCCATGCACCCGGTAAGGTCTCGCGTCCGCTGAAACGTCACTTCTCCCATCGCTTCGAGACATTGCTGCACCGAAAGCGGAAGGTCGGCGAGGTTTTTGTCTGCGTCGTAGTACAGCGTGTACTGCGGTAGGGCCTTGCCCTTCGTTGCTATGACATTCATATCGCACTCCTTGAGTTGGATCACATGGCGGGCACAGGTGCCCGGCAGCCCGATAGGGGCCTGCAGAACGAAATTACTGAATGCATCAACCTCAATTGGTTGAACCCGCGGATTCCGGAACTTCAGCCACTCCTTGGGCATGCCGCATGGCGAATCAGTGGAACACGCTGCCGGAACATGAATGCATATCCGCACGCCGGGCGGGCTAGATGTCCGGTTTTTCCCGAAAACTTCGTATGGTGAAGTGTCGCGATGGGCGACTTTTTCCAGGGAGTGGGGAAATGCTCAATTCACGATGGGGCCGCTTGCGGCCCACAGTCGTCATGCTGGTGGCTTCGATGTCGTTTGTCGCAGCCGCAGAAGAGGAGATTGCTGATCCTCCAATGACGGACGCTGCGCCTGTGGCCGCAACGACAGACGATGGGACAACCACTGCAACGAATGCCGAGGAGGCGCCCGCCGAAACGACGGCCGAAGACACGACGGTCGCAGCAACTGGAGAGGCATCGACGCAACCGCCCGGCGCCCCAAAGCCGAAGATCGGCACGCAGTCAGTCGACACCCCAGACACTGGGGAATCACTGAAGGGATTCCATTTTGCGCCAGCGCTCTTTGTGCTCACCTATGACGAGGAAGTCCTTGAGGATTCCAAGGACACGCGCATTCGATCCGATGACACGCTGGAAGCCTATGGTACGGAGACCACAACCGCTCTCGGATTTGAGGTTCATTACAACTTTTATTGCTGGCGAACGCCTAGTAAGGTTGGTTGGGGGCCGACCACGGAGACGGCTGTCTACACCAGTTCGTGGGGTATCACCTGCTCACCGTTCCTCGGGTTCTTCGACATCGATGACGGAATCAAGGGGTACATCGTCGGATTGCTTTTCGGTGGATGGCGCGGCGACGAAAATTTCAACAACAAAGTCGCGCTCAATGTCGGTGTCGGTTGGATGCGACACAACGACCAGTTGGTCCTTGCTGACGACGTGAAGGAAGGATCGGTACCGCCTGAGGGATTGCTCTCCGAAGACTATACGACTCGCGACAACGTCGATGGGTGGGCAATCATGATTACTGCAGCGTTGGGATTTTGAGATAGGGCAGGCCGCGTGCACGAATCGGGTTTTCCTGCCGGCCTGGTGCTCGCGGCCTTCTCGATATGCTCATGCGAAGCGCGCGCTGCAGTGCGGACATATCTTTGAATCTTTGGTGACTCCGTTGCCGCAGTTCCCGCACAGCAATCGGCGCGACATACGCGAGCCGACCACAAGAAGTATCACCCCTGCGATTGTGCCGATCGGAAAGATAAACAGCAGAATCAGGCCAATGAGTTGGACCAGTGCGCCCGTTCCGATGAACTGATACTTGGTCTTCTTTTTCGCCACTGTCATTCCGGGTCCTCGTCGTCCGCATGAATCGGGGCGATGATGATCTCGTTGGGCAGATGGCATCGCGGGTCGGAAGCATTCTCGCAGTTAATATTCGCGGCGACCTGACTGGAGACGAGTGCTGCCAACCTGTTCATTTCCTGCCGTTCATCCGCTAGCGCGGTCAGCTGTGTCTGTGCGGAAGTCAACGACGTTTCCAGCGTCGCTGCACGCTTCTCAGCCTGCTCCACTTTCTCGTTCGTGAAGTAGTACGTGATGATTGCGCCTACGACGATGCCCATCAGCCCCGATACGCCGCTGAGCACTTTCATGACATCTTCAACAGTGCTGAAGCGCCATATGGCGGACATCGCGAGCAGCGCGCAAAAAGCAATTAGCGCAAGTGCAACTGCGGTTGGTTCGCTCATGTTTAACTCACCCTTCCCCTCTTATCAGAGGGCCGCGCATCTCGCCTGGAGGGAAGCGCCGCCAGTCGGGCCGAAAGTCAGATGAAATTTTGGCGGCGTCGCGGTCCAGACCCGCCCACCGGTAGGTTCAGGGCAGCCGCGACACGTTTTCGGTAAAGCATGTCGCGAGTGCCGTGCTTTGCTGCGCGGCATGAGTACCGACGCCGAACGCCTTGCCGCCTACCGCCTGGCTGAACAACAGGTGCTGCAGGGGCAGCGTGTCACGCTTGAAGACGGCAGCACGCTGGATCGGGCGGACCTGGCATTCATCGCTCGGCAGATCGAGCGGCTGGAGCGCAAGGTGGGCGCAGCGATCTGTCGGCGGCGGCCGATCGGGGTACCGCTGTGAGCCTGCCAGCTGTTCGGGACTCGCTACCGATCCTGCATCCGAACGGGCAGCCTGCTCGCATGGTGCTGGAACGCTCCGTCCACGCCGCGGCTGATCGACGGGACCCCGACCTGGCGAGCTGGAATCCGGGGCTATCCAGCCCTGACATGGAAATTCTGCCGGAGTGGGAGACTCTCACGGCCCGCACACGCGAGCAGGTCCGCAACAACGGTGTTGCGTCCGGCGCCGTGCAGACGGCGATCGACCGCGTCATCGGCACGGGCCTGCGCCTGGTCTGCAAGCCCGACTACAAGGCACTGGGTCTGTCGCGCGAGTGGGCGGAGGAGTGGAGCCGTCACGTTGAGGCGCGCTGGCGGTTGTATGCCAACGACATCGACAACTACTGCGATGCTTCCCGCCGGCTGGATTTCGCGGGGCTACTCGCGCAGGCCTACCGTAGCTACATGCTGTCGTCCTCTGAGATTTTGGCGACGATTGAGTGGTTGCCTCGCCGGCCGGACAAGTACGCAACTGCGATTCAGATGATTCAGCCGGACCGGTTGAGCAATCCCTGGGACATCGCGGATACCGACCGGTTGCGTCGCGGTGTAGAGCTCGCCGAATACGGTGTGGCGCAGGCCTATCACATCCGTCAGGCGCACCCGAGCGAGGTCGGGCTGATGGGCAGCCGGAACGCGTACAGCTGGCAGCGCGTCCCGGCATTCACCCCGTGGGGCCGCCGGCGCGTGATCCACGTGTTTGAGCAGGAACAGCCGGGCCAGACGCGTGGAAAGCCCGGGTTTGTGTCCGTGCTGGCGGAGATGCGCGTGCTCAGCCGGTTCAAGCGCGCAGCCCTGGAGGCCGCGATCGCGAATGCAATGTACGCCGCGGTCATCGAGTCGGAGATGCCAACGGAGGACGTCGCGGCCGCGCTTGGGGGCTCCACGAGCCCGATGAAGGACTACCTGAAGGCAAAAAACGCCTTCAACCAGGAAAACGGGTACGCCACGCTGAATGGCTTGCGGGTACCTCACTTGGTGCCGGGCGAGAAATTCCGCCTGCTCGCTGCCGAGCATCCGACCGCCAGTTATGCCGAGTTCGAAGCCGCGTCGCTGCGCCATCTCGCGGCCGGATTCAACATGAGCTACGAGGAGGTCTCACGCGACTACTCGAAGACGAACATGAGCGCGGCGCGCGTCGCCATGAATCAGGCGTGGCGCTTCTTTGCCGGTCGTCGGCATCACATCGCAAACAAGTACGCGACCCAGATCTATGCTGCCTGGCTGGAGGAGGCGTTTGATCGCGCTGACGTCGAAATGCCGGCGGGCGCGCCGGGGTTCATCGAAGCCAAGACCGCCTGGTGTGGCTGCGAGTGGATTGGTGCGCCGAAGGGTCACGTCGACGAGCTCAAGGAACGTCAGGCGGGCGGGTTGGCGTACGGAATGTACACCACGTCGCTGAAGCGATTGTGCGCAGAGCAGGGCGACGATTGGGAAGAAGTCCTGGAGCAGCGCGCATACGAACTCAAGCGCATGCGGGAGCTGGAGCTCGACCCGGCGCAGCCGCTGGAAGTCGGGCGCCGTGCCGCGAGTTCGGGTCCGAAGATTGACCCGGATGACGGTGGCGCTGGTGCTCCTAACGAGGCTCTTGGGGGTGCTGCATGACTGAGGCATTGCAGTACCCGCTGATTGCGAGCCGTGTATTCGATACACCCTTGCTGATCGAGCAGACGAAGGCGAATGCCATCCTGCAGTTCTTCGCCCAACGGGAAGGCTTTCTATTGCCCGAGGGCGTCGCCGAGCAGGTCAGTGTCTCACCGCTGCTTTCCGCCGCCCGCCCACCGGTTGCGCATGCGAAACAGCTGACGGGCCGGAGTGAACGCACGGACGAAGGCTACTGGCTCATCGGCAGGATCGCGGTCATCCCGATCATCGGCACCCTGGTGCAGCGGGGCAGCTATGTGAACAGCTCTGGCCTGACGAGTTACGCGGCGATCTCACGGATGCTGTCGGCGGCGCTGGCGGACTCCCGCGTTGACTTCATTCTGCTGGAGGTCGATTCCCCCGGCGGTGAAGTGGCTGGCGCTTTCGATTGTGCCGAGGAGATCTTCGCGGCGCGGGGCGACAAGCCCATTTTCAGCTGCGCATCGGAGCTGGCTGCCAGCGCCGGGTATCTGCTTGCCAGTGCTGCCGGCGAAATGGCCGTGGCCCGAACCGGTTACACCGGCTCCGTTGGCGTCGTCACCGCACATATGGACTACAGCCAGGCGCTGGGCAAGGCGGGTGTCGCCATCACGTTTGTCTATGCCGGTGACAAGAAGATTGACGGCAATCGCTACCAGCCACTCAAGGAGTCCGCACGCGAAGACAAGCAAGCTGAAATCGACACGCTGTACGCGCTGTTCTGCGACACGGTTGCCCGTTTCCGCGACGTGTCTGTCGACGCCGTGCGTGCCACCGAAGCCGGTGTGTTTCTCGGCCGGGCCGGCGTGAATGCCGGGCTGGCCGATCGCGTCAACTCCTTCTCCAACGAACTTTCGAACCTCGCCATCCGGGCGAGTGCCGCCCCGTCGCGGCTCATCACCATAGCCAAGGAGGTTTCCATGACTGGTGACAACGACGACAAGGCGACGGGGCAGGCTCCGTCCGCCGAGGCCCAGACGCGCGCACGCGCCGATGGACATTCCGAGGGACTGAAGGCTGGCGCCGATGCGGAGCGTGAACGGATCAAGGCGATCCTAACTGCCGATGCGGCGGAGGGCCGGACCGAGATGGCCCAACACTTGGCGTTCTCGACACCCATGCAGGCGCCGGAGGCTGTCGCGCTGCTGGAGACGAGCCCGAAGGCAGCCGCCTCGACGCAGTCACCGTTGTCGACCGCGATGGATGCGGTTGGCGGCACCGGCGTCCGACCGGATGCAGACGGGGACGAGGGCACGCAGGCCGCGGCGATCGCCAAGGATCTGGATGCCACGGCGATCTATGGCCGCCTGAACAGCGCCCTGCAGCCCGCCGAGTCCACCCGCCACTAGGCGGACCGCGCGGCTTCATTCAACCCTGATCTGAGAGGCAACAGACATGGAAACGGAAACCCTGGGGCCGGGTGCTTGTATCGCCAGCGAGGCGAACGGCACCTGGTCGCGTCGCGTCGGTGTGATGGCGTCCGGCCACACCGGCATCGCCAACCAAGTGCTCGGGCAGATACTGCTGTCTACGGCATCCGCGCTCGCAAGCGCGAGCAACACCGGTAACGGCACGATCGGCGCCATCACAGTCGGCGCCGATGCGCAGTCCGGCGACTACGTGCTGACGTTTGTCGAGCCGGCATCCGATGCTGGCACCTTCACCGTCGAGGACCCTGCGGGCCGGAACGTCGGCTCCGGTGTTGTCGGGACCGAGTTCACCGGGGGCGGTCTGACGTTCACCGTTGCCGACGGCGTGGCCGATTTTGCAGCTGGCGACCGTTTCGTAATCACGGTCGAGACCGGTAGTGAGAAGTACGTGCCGCTCGATTTGGATGCCGAAGACGGCTCCCAGATCGCCACCGCCGTGCTCTACGACGATACGGATGCCACGGACGAGGACGCCGAATGCGTGGTTCTGCATCGGGTCGCGGAGGTCGTCACCGACCGGCTCGTGTTTCCCGACGACATCACTGACCAGCAGAAGGCCACTGCGCTTGCGCAGCTGGAAGCCGCTGGCATCACCGCACTTTAGGGGGAATCATGGAACCCAACGTTTTTGACGCCAACCGGGGAGCGTTCACGCTCACCAGCATGACGGCGGCCATCAATCGGGCGCCATTTGTGCCCGGTCGCCTCGGCCAGCTCGGCATCTTCCGGGCGCGCGGGATCGCGACCACGCACGCGTGGATCGAGGTCAAGCGGCAAAAGCTGTATCTCGTCAATGCGGTTGAGCGCGGTGCGCCGGCGCAGAAGAACCAGGCCGAGTTACGCGATGCCATTCCGGTCAAGTGCCAGCACCTGCCTGTCGAAGACCGACTGAACGCCGACGAGCTGCAAGGCGTGCGGCAATTCGGTACTGGCAGTCAGCTGCAGGGCGTGCAGGAAGCCGTCAACGAAAAGCTGGGTACGATGGCCCGGAGCCTGGACGCCACGGTGGAGTATCACCGCATGGGTGCCATCACGGGCAAGGTGCTTGACGCGGACGGGACGACCGTCCTGCTCGACATCTTCAAGACCTTCGGTGTGACGCAGCCCACCGCGATCAACTTCGATCTCGGCGCGGCTGATCCGGTGGAGGGCGCGGTGCACCAGAAGTGTACCGACGTGATCCGGACCATTGAGGACGAGCTCGGCAACGTCCCGATCGAGTACGTTCACGCGCCATGCTCCCCCGAGTTCTTCGATGCGCTGGTGATCGAGCCCGAAGTACGGGAAGCGTACCGCCGGTATCGGGATAGCGAGTTTCTCCGCGGCCGGACCGCGCGCCGCTCGTTCTGGTACGGCGGAATCCTGTTTGAGGAATATCGCGGCAAGGTTGGTAGCAAGCGGTTCATTCCGGCGAATGAGGTGCGTTTCGTGCCGGTCGGCGTTCCCGATCTGTTCGATGAGATCTACGCGCCTGCGAACTACATGTCTGCGGTCAACACGATCGGGTTGCCCCGCTATGCCAAGCCGACGATGGATCCGAAGGACCGCTGGGTCGATATCGACGCGCAGGCGAACCCGCTCGTCATCTGCAATACCCCTCGCGTGCTGCAACGCGGCGTGAAGTCTTCCGGGTAGGCCCGGCGGCTGAAGGTCAGGTCGCCGGATGATGGGTCGTCATCCGGCGGCATCCACTCCATCAGATATCGGAGGCACGATGTCACGGTTTCAAGCTCTTCAACGACATTGGTTGCTGCTGTTCGTGGTGTTCGTGATCGGTGGCGCGCTTGGTGGGCTGCTGGTGTTGCCGGAGGATCTGGGCCGCGGCAGCAGCCAATCCCTGTTCGGTATCGGCCTGACGATCGACTTGATCCGATTCGGGCTCGGTGTCGTCCTGGTCTACCTGCTGTTGCGGTTACGCGACGTGGTCCTGCACCTGGACTTTCGTGATCTGTTGAGTCATGTGCTAACCGAACCTGTCGGCGGGGCGATCTATTTCGGTGCATGGATCATCGGGCTGTTTCTCTTCGCTGGTCAGGTGATGGCGCAGCCGGCGCCGACGACGTATGACAATGAGATACGCGGGGCCGCCGAGTTGTGGTTGCCTGATGCGTCTGAAGCCCACGGCTGGGAGATTCTCAAGGCGCAGTACTGGCAGGAAAGCCGGCTCGACCCTGCAGCCGTGTCTCCGGTGGGTGCGGCCGGAATTGCCCAGTTCATGCCCGCCACATGGGCCGAGATAAGTCGCCGGATGCAGTTCGGTGCCATTTCGCCTCACATCGCGGGGCCGGCGATTGAGGCTGGAGCGGCATACATGGCGCAGCTGCGCGGCGGTTGGTCTGCTCCGCGCCCGGAGTGGGACCGGCACAGTCTTGCGCTCGCCAGCTACAACGCCGGCTTCGGGCATTTGCTCGCCGCACAGCAGGTTTGCGGCGACGCTCGGGGATACGCCGCTATCGTGGCATGCCTGCCCCAGGTAACCGGCCGTCATAGTGCAGAAACCTCAACCTACGTCCGGTCAATCTGGCAGTTCCATCTGCAAATGCGGCTTGGCGCGCTTTAGCGTGCTCGCGCCCGCGGCAGCCAAGTATGTCCTCGCTCTACTCGCGGTGGCTTCGATTGGTGTGGCATTTCAGCACCAGCGCCAACGTTATCTCGCATTGCAACTCGATCAGGCTGTCGAGCGTAATGCAACGTTGCGGAGTGCCAACGTCGCAGCACAAGAGAGCATTGACCGATTGGTGGCGGAGCGGCGATTACGCGATGGGATCAATGCCGTGCGAGAAGCTCGGCGCCAAGTCGGTGAACAACGTGTCCGCGAGGTTGTTCGCGTCGTCCGGGCGGACACGTCTGCGTGTAGTCATCAGCCTGTGCCTGCCGCTGTATTGCGTGGGTTGTGTCAATACTCCGGAGCCGGTGCAGACTCGGACGATCTATCTCCTTCCGCCGGCAGAGTGGCTGCAGGGGCAGGCTGTGCCGCCGTTGCGCGGTGACACCTGGGCCGACATTGCAGCATGGGCCGCGCAATCCGCAGAGACCGCGCTCGCATGCGAGGCCGACAAGGCCGCGCTCAGACGATGGGCGCGGGAGCAGCAGTCCGATGAGTAACCCGACTGGTCGTCGTGCGACGGATCAGTCGCTCATCGCTCGTGCGATGCAGGCCGCGCGCGTCGAGCTTCACGGTGCGCTGCTGCCAATACTGATCGCCTTGATCGCCTACCTGGGCAACGAAAAGGTCAATCGGATCGAGCAGAAGCTGGAATCCGTGCAGGTGAACACGACCTCACTGGCGGTGATCACAGAACGCAGTTTGATCAGCGATCGGGAGCTGGATCAGGTCCGCGCAGTCGCCCGGCAGAACGCCGAGGCACACGAGCGCGTCCTGATCACTCTGAAGGAGCACGAGCGTCGGCTCGATCGATTCGAGGCTCGGTTCGACCGCACCGAGCGGGAGGCTGACGAATGAGCTGGGCGGATGTTAGGCAAGCAGTGGCCGATGCCCAACTGACGGCATTCGGCGATGTGGCGGTCTTCACGCCTGATGGTGGCGAGCCGGTGGATGTGAGTGTGATTTTTCACGAGCAGACGGCGGTCATCGGCGAACTCGGTGTTCTCGTCGACCCACGTGCTAGCGCGGAGTTGCCGGTGGCGATCGTCGGCTTGGATCCACAGGGGAGGCTGGAATTGTTGGGGCGTGTATGGGAGCTGGGTCGTCCGGTGAAGCATGGCGGGCCATCCGCGCGGGCACATCACTGGCTGATGGCGGTGTCATGACTGAACCCCTCGACCATCTCGCTGTGCTGGAGATCGCGCGCCTGCTCGGCCGGATCAATACCGACAACGGGTTTCTGACCGATGTCGGCGCTGAGGTACTGACCGAGGAGAAGCTCGGAACGATTCCGGCGGATGCCACCCTGCTGGAGGTCGTCGACCCCGAGGAACGGGCCAACTATCAGAGCTGCGTGAAACGGACTGCGGTGCTCAATGTAGTCGCTCGGGTCACGGTGCCAATTGAGTTCCCATCAGCACGTCTGACGATCCGCCGCGTCCTCGCCGACTGCCGGCAGGCGCTCGCGGACGCGGATCAACACAACTTCCCGGCTGGCATCACGAAGCTCGAGATCGGCGGCCGGCGCATCAACCCCCGTGATGACGGTTCCTCTTTTCTTGAGGGCGAACTCGACATCGCGGTCACCATCCAGGAACGACACAAGGAGTCATCATCATGAGTGGACTGCTCTGCGCCGGCGATCTCTTCATCGATCGCCTCACCGAAGCGGGCGCCAGCACCGGCATGCTGCCGGTCGGTAACGCGACACGCTTCGAGATCACGGAATCCGCGACCCGGGTTCAACGCACCGGTCGCGGCCGGTCCAACTACGGCCAGGTCCTCGACGAGGTCGCGATCAAGCAGCCCGGCACGCTGGGCATCACGCTGGACGAGATCGACAAGGTGAATCTCGCGATGGCGCTGCTCGGTGATACCGCCGCGATCGCTGTCGCCGCGGGGACCTTCAGCGATGTCGAGGTCACCGCGCATCTCGGCAAGCGCAGCCACATCGGTTATCGAAACATCCTTGATGATCCGGCACCGGTGGTGACGAACGAAGCCGGGGATACGACCTACGATGTCGATGACGACTACACCATCGATTTCCGTCTCGGCGACATCATCCCCGTGGATGGGGGTGCGATCTCCGAAGGTGACACCATCAAGGTCAGCGGCAGCAATGGAGCTGTCTCCGGCTCCCGGATCTCTGGTGGCGTGAAGCCGCAGACCAAGGCGAAACTGTTCCTTGACGGCAAGAACCTCGCCACCGGGGAGTCCGTGTTCGTCACCGTAGATGAAGCCACGATCACGCCCGATGGCGCCATCGACTTCCTGTCAGCGGAGTTCTCAGCACTCAGCCTGACGGGCTCGATGCGACTGCTGGACGGAAACACGGCGCCATACACCGTCGACGTGATCGAGGCCTGACATGGGCCGTCGTAACAGCGGGCTGGTGACTGTGACCGTCACCAGTTCCAGCCACACCCATGGCGGTAAACCGGTTCGGGTCGGGTCTCCGATCCAGACGTCGCGTGCCGCGGCTGATCTGATGGTCGCTGCCGGTGCTGGTTATCTCGGCACGAAACCGCCGGAATCCGAAGCGAGCTCCGAGCCGAGTGTTGCGCCTGCGCAACCCGATGCGGGTGATACCAAGCCGGATGATGGCGACGGTGGAGGTGACGACGACCCCGCGTCTACGACCGGGCGGGGCGACCCGTCCGGTTCAATCGAAGGTGGCGTCGATCCCGGCGGCGAGGAGGCCGGCGGTCCAGACCTGGACGTGCAACGCGATCCAGACCAGACCGGCGACGCCGAAGTAGGCCCACCACAGCGTCCAGTCCCCGGACAGCAGCCAGGCGACGAAGCCGAGCGCGACCAGCCAGCCCAAGGGCCGGCGGATGGTGGCGAGGCTGAAGCGGCGGATCACGTCCATGCCCGGAGTATGCCATGACGACGAACCGTCAACGCATGGCCAAAGCCGCACGGGTGTATTCAGCCGTGGAGCGGGCATCCAGAACAGCCGGCCGGCAGTCCGTGAATCGCGTCGCCAACACCGTACGCAGCCAAGCCGCGAAACGGACCTCTGCAGTCTACAACCTTCGCCAGAAGACGTTGCGTGAGGCGATCTCCATCAAGGGCGCCTCGCAGGGTGACGACACCGCGACCGTCACGCTCCACATCCGTGCTGTACCCCTCACTGAATTCTCCCCCCGGGTGCGGATGCAGACCTTCCGCTTCACCGATTCCCTGGGCCGACGCGTCAATCGTCGGCTTCCCACCGTCAGGCTTCGCATCTTCAGGGGCGGGTCGGCTAGGTACATCCGGCCGGCGTTCCCGCTGCGGCAGCGCTACTCAGGAAGGCTTGCGGCTGGGGACACCATTCGCCGCCGCGCCGGTTCCTCACGCGGCAAGCTGACCTCCCTGCGGTACTACACCTTCCCGAATCGATTCCTGCGGGAACGGCTGATGCCGCAGCTTCGTGATGTCGTCGACGACCGTCTCGGGATCGAGTTCAGAGCGGCACATCGGAACCAGCTCCGGCGTCTGCTGGGGAACTGACGATGGCGACGACACGCGAAGAAGCCGAGATCGTCATCCGCCACCTCATGGAGGGGTTGGACGAGATCCGGAAGAGCGAGACCCGGATCCAGGCCCTGGGCGGGGAGGCGGACGAAACCAGTCGCGAGGTCGAGGAACTCGATCGTTCGCTGTCGGAACTCAAGTCCCAGAACAAGCTGATCGACGACTTCACGAAGCTGAAGCGACAGACGCAAGGCGCCGGCGACGAGCTCGATCGGGCGCAGACCAAGGCGCAGGCGCTGGGCCGTGAACTTGCTCAGACCGAGGCACCGACCGCGAGACTGACGGAGCGCTTCAACAAAGCCCGGGCCGCGGTCCAGCAGAAGAAGCAGCGCCTCGATTCGCTACGCGGTTCGCTGTCGACGACACGGAAGTCGCTCCAGGCCACTGGGGTCGATACCACGAATCTCTCCGGCGCCCAGCGGAAGAACGCGACGCAGGCGAAGGCGACGCATGGCAGGGTGGATGCCCTGAACGTCAGCCTGAAGCGCCAGGCCGACCGTCTGGAGTTCTCGGCGAAGAACACGCGAGTCGCGACTTCGGAACTGAAATCCTTCGGCTCCACGGCGCAGCGCGCCTCGGCACAAGCGAACAAGGGTTTCTCGAAGACCCGCGCCGGTGTCCAATCGATCTCGGAACAGCTGCGTGGTGCAGGCAACCTCATCAAAGGTGTCTTCGCCGCACGGGTTGCCGGCGGGCTCATCAACGAACTGCGAGAAACCGCTGATACGGCCAAGGAGATGGACGGCCAACTCCGTCAGGTCACCGACACCGAGGCCGAGCTCACCCAGCGGAAGCAACAGCTCTTCGAGATCGCTCAGGAGACTCGCGGCGAGTTTCAGGCGACAACCGAACTCTATGCGCGGTTGCGGAGGAACACAGACGAACAGGTCGCCTCTGACGAAGAACTGCTTGGCGTCACCGAACTCGTCAACAAGGCACTGAAGGCATCCGGCGCCAGCAACGAATCCGCGGCTGCCGCGGTGACGCAGCTGAATCAGGGCCTGGCCAGCGGTGTCCTGCGCGGCGAGGAATTCAATTCTGTCGCGGAGCAGACACCGCGCCTGGCTGAGGCCATCGCGGATGGTCTCGGCCTCACCATCGGCGAGCTTCGGGAGTACGCGAAGCAGGGCAAGCTGACGACCGAGACCGTGATCAACGCGATCGCCAGTCAGCGGGCGTCAATTGAGGCTGATTTCGCGGCGACCGAACAGACCATAGCCGACTCCGCCCGCAAGGTCGGGAATTCCTTCCTGACCTTCGTCGACAAGTTCGACGACGTCACCGACGCATCTGGTGTCGTCGCCTACGCGATCGACAACATCTCCCGCAGTCTCGACATGCTCGGTGACGCCATCGAGCGGGCGCCAGATCCTGCGGCGGCCCTGCTGGAAGCCGAGGATGCGGCCCTGCGCGCAGCGGGTCGATACTCCGACTACGGCCGTGTCGCACTCCGCGTCGGCGAAGACCTCAAGCAGCTGACGACGGATCAGCGGGCCGCCTACCAACAGCAGCTCGACAAGACCCGAGAGGCGATCTCAGCGGAAATCGAGTTAGCGGAGGTCCGGCAGCAGCAGGGCTACGACCAAACCGAGAATCTGTCGGCACTTCGGGAGCGACTCGAAGCCGTCACGACCGAGACCGAACGTCTGACATCAGCCGAAGCCGCCGTTGGTCTCGGCGAGAACGGCGTCTCCAAGTTGCTCACCGATGTCGAGGCGCTCGGCGGCAAGCTGTCGGAACTCAGCGCTGAAGACCTCTCCGCACTCGCGACGCAGGCGCAGACCGCGTTCAACGCCGCGACCGACCAACTGGACCAGCTCAACGGCGAATTCTCGGATCTCGAACCTCGCTTCGCGGAGATGGCGAGACAGAGCAGCGACGCCTTTCAGCGGGTCAGCGCCGAAGCCGAATCCGCGAGGACGGTCGTCGATGACCTCCGAGTAGAAGGCCTCCGTCGCCTGGGCATCGATGCCGAAGAGTTGGCCACAGGGCTGTCCAAGGATTTCCGCGACGCCAGCGAGTCGGTGGCCACACTGCTGGGCCCTCTTGGCGCCACCGGTGATGTCGCCGCCGCGGCGATCGAGAAGGTCGCCGGCATGGCGGACACCGTCGAAGAAGTCGAAGCCGCGGAGCAGGTCCTGGCTTCAGCCGTCGAGCGCGGCGCGATTTCCGCCGAGAGTGCCCGCGCCATCACGGAAGCGTTGCGCCAGGCCAGAGCGGACCTGACCACGGCGACCGAGAACCAGGCCCAGTCCGAGGACGGCTTGTCTGGTGCGCTGGCCCGACAGATCGAATGGCAGAAGGGCGCAGCAGAAGCCGCGCGCCTCTCGAAGCCCGATGTCGAAGCCATTGGTGATGCCATCAAGTCCGTCGGCGACAAGGCGGATTCCGCGGGCAAGGATGTCGGCGGCTTCGCGGCATCGCTCGGGAGTTCGATCTCCCAGCTCCGGGCCTACTACGCGGAGTTCGGCGCCGAGGCCGCCGACACCTTCGACGCCATCATCGAGCGCAGCTACACCTACGGCCAGAGCGTCAGCACCGCTACCAATCTCGCGAACCGGGAACTGGCGAGACTCAACGCCCAGCTGCAGGAACAGGCGGAACGCGAGGAACGCATCACCGCGGAGCGGGAGCGCCAGAACGAGATCGCGTCGGACAGCTCGTCCAGCGGCGGATCGCTCGGCGGCGGACAGACGTCCTCGACGAGTTCCGCGTCGCTGGAGCGTGCCGTGGAGTCGCAGGTCGCGACCAGCCAGCAACTGGATGCCGTTGTCCAGCAGCTTTCCCGATCACTGAGCGGACTGTCCGGCGGGCTCGGCGGCAGGCTCGAACTCGTCGTCAATCTCGACGGCCGCGAGATCGCGCGCGAGATCTATCCCCACCTCGAGGACATCCGGAGACGTAGCTCATGACCAGCATGCAGCGGTTGATCTCCAATCTGGACAACCGGGTCGTCGACGCCGACATCACCGCCGATGACGTCGCACCCGCGGAACACGCCGCCTTTCCGGAGCCGCTGGAGCGCGACGGCCTCGGTGATGTAGAGATCTCCGGCGCCTACACCGGGGCAGAGGACGCGACACTCGAGATCGAGGTCACATCCGACACCGCCGGTAGCGACCGCCGGACCACCGAACCGGAGTTCGTTGGAGTCGGAAACGGCAGCCTCGAGGGGCTGACGGCCAGCGGGGCGGCGGCGCAGTCCTATACCGTGAGCCTGATCGATACCGGCACGGATACCGAGGCCGCCGAGTTTCCGATCGAGGGCGTCAAGCTGGTGGCCGCGACCGCGGGAGTCGTCGGCAATCTGCTGGAGCTGCAGGTCGACGCCGGCGCGCTGACCTACACCTCAACCGGCGCGACCACGGTCGACTCTGCTGACGCGGGATCGGACACCTTCGCGTCCGACGCCTGGTCGCTCGGCGGCTTCCCGTTGATCGCCGGCCGTCTGGATCCGGCGACGCCACGGGTCGCGTTCGGTGATGATCCGACGATCTATCGGCCGTATCGGGAGCGTCGGGATGGCCGCTGGATCTACCGGCTGACGCCTGCACTGGAGAATGACGTCCCCAAGGGCGCTCAGATCTACGTCGTCACCGGATCCCGCGTCGTCACGCTCACCGATGGCACCGACGACGAGGTCTACACCGGTGTCGTCACGGCATGGGACCTGCTGGGCCAGATTCAGGCTGGATCTGATCTCGCCGTCATCGATGGCACCGCGAGCAACGACCGGACCCCCGGTGGCATGGCGTCCCGGGAACTCGGCCTCGTCACCCGCGCGAGGGTGACCCGCGTCGAGCCCGTTGGCACACGCTACGTCACCGATCTGGTCGGCCTCGCGCCGGCGCCCGCGGCCAGGAGCCAGACCGTCGCCATCGAATGCACGGCAGCGGATTCCGTCGGGAAGGAGCGGTGGGCCGTCGTCGGCACGGCGGACGGCGATATCGGTGCCGCTACGACAGGTTCCGAGTTCACCAGCGATGTCCTCGACTTCACGATCCCGAAGAAGGTCCCAATCGGTGGGGAAGGGTTGCGCTTCGATCACGTCGCGACGCGGTATGTCGCCGAGGACGTCGATGATCGCGCCCCGATCTGCCTGGATCAGATGTTCACCGGCGCCAAGGCCAGAAGCCGCACGCTGACACTGACCTACGAAAAGCGGCCCGGGGCCGGCTGTGATTGCGACTCAACCGATTTCACCGGTTCGGTCGATGCTTCCCTGCTGGGGCTCGCCGATCTCGGCGAGAGCGGGACTACGGGTGGCGGGGAGACCACATTCGACCGGTCCTCCTATGACACCGCGTATCAAGCCGCACTGGATGACCTCTCCGCCGCGACGCCTGGCTCGACGGTCTACACCGTGACCCACAAGGCCGTCACCGATGTCGGAACCGAGGCGGTCGCGGAGGATTACAACTTCGGCACCGGTGCCCAGTTGACTCGGGTCGCGTCATCCACTCAGTTCCTGATGACGCGTGTCGGCAATTTGGAGATCGGCCTCTGGATCCAGGTCTGGCAGCGCACCGGCGGGACTTGGTCACTATTCGGGGAGATCAAGTCAGATGATTTCGCTGATCTCACCGGTGATGTGCTGTCGTCCCGGATCCTGAACGTCGGTGGCAGTCCGGTGGTCTTCGCGCGTGTGACGCTGGATGCCACGGGAGAGCACTGGCAGGCGAGGTTCGAGGATTCCTCGGGATGGTCGAAAACCGACCTCTGGAACAACACGACGACCGGCGAGGGCATCGGGGCGGTATCCGCCGATGGCACCCTCATTCTGGCGACTCAGTCCCGCAACATCCGCAGCGGTACGGACGGCACGATCCACAGCACGCTCCCAGATGACGGCGTCACCCAGACGATTCCGATCACCATGAGTGGCGACGCCACCCGGTTCGCGTCCATTCTCCGGGATGACGCCGGCACCGACGAGGTCCGGATCTATTCCCGGAGCGGGACCAGCTACACCGCCGAGCACACCGCGACGGTGGATAACACCGGAGCACTGGGCGAGTTCGACGACTCAGGCGCCGTGTTCTGGTGTTACGCCCGTGGCGTGGTGCTGAAGCGGACCGGAACGACATGGGCGGACTACTACACGTTACCGTTCTCGCCGCACTCGGACTCCGTACAGGTCTCGGCCGATGGCGGGCGTCTCATCACGATCGACCCCAACGTGACACCGGGTGATCCTGAAGTCGTCACCGTGCTGGATGACAACGGTTCGGCGTTCGCGACCTACGACAGCTTTACGGTGTCCGCTTTCGCGACGTGGCGAGACTTCCGCGGCGGAGCCGATGGAACATTCGTGGCCGGCGAGCACAGTTACGACGGCGCCGGCGGCGCTAATTCGGGCAGGATCCTGGTCTTCGACGACAGCGGCTCCGAGTATTCCCAGGTCCAGCAGCTCGACGTCGCGACCGTGGGGCCATTACTGGCGCTGTTCGGCCGTGCGGAGTCATCGGGGACAACGTTCGAACGCGGCTGGGTCGCCGAATTCACTGATGAAACGGCGGCCGGTGACTGGCGCGATGCCTTACGCGCGCTTGGTACCGCGGAAGCGGATGGCGACAAGTGGCGGGCGCGGATCAACCTGACCAGCACCTACGCCGACGATCTCGACCCCACCGACATCGGCTTGACCACCAGTTCGCCGTATTACCTCGGCTATGACGACGCCGGCACGTTGCGACCCTACCTCTACGACACCGAGGCGGATGCCGAAGCCGCGATCACCGCGCTAGCCGATACCCTGATTCAGGAGACCGGACGGACCGATGACTACGACCGCGCGGAGCCGGTCGTGGATTACAAGGCCGCCTACGACCCGTTCGATGACTACATCGCGGCGCTGGGCGAGATCTACGCCTTTCTCGATGATGTCGTCCGCGTCCCGGATCTCGAGGACGAGTTCCTGGCGGCCTGGACACCGGCGCTGGATGACAAGGATGACGTCATCGCCGAGACCATTGATGGCCGTGACCCGGCGATCCGGGACCGATACGTCGACGCGATCCTCGCCTTTGAAGCGGAGCGGGCCAACTTCGGTGTCGCCTGGGAAGACACCGGCGCCGATTTCTGGTGGGTCTTCACCCAGGACAGCGGAGCTGATCTGATCAACTACCTGCCGGCGTTCACGAACGTCGTCTACCACAGCGCGACGCGGAATAACGGCGGCTTCCCCTACAGCACGCAGGAGTTCGCGTTCGTCATCAAGGTGGAGTGCACGAACAAGCTGCAGGAAGGCGATCAGATCATCCTGAACCTCGATACCGGCGATTCGGCGTATGTCACCGGCGACCGCTGGGAAGTCGACCTCGTCGCCGGTGCCTCCGGCCAGTTCTTTGGCGGTGTTGATGGCGACAACACGCTGACCTGGGATGTCAGGGGCTCATCGAGCGGCGCGCTGGGTACCTACGCCGTCGAGGATGGCAGCGAAACCGCATATGACGACAACGGACTCGAGTTCACGATCTACCGGGGCCAGATCCCGTTCTCGGCCGGGGATCGTTTCACCTTCAGCGTCGAGGGCGGCGCCTGGCGCTGGCGATTCGATGACGACGACTGGACCGATGCCACCGGATTCCCGGATGCCGCGACCGAACTCGCCAACGGCTTGAGCGCGCGATTCGTCGCCGGATCGGCGCCCAGCTTTGTCGCCGGGGATCAATACCGCTGGGCGATCGAACAGCCCGCCGCGCCATCGCACGCCGCTGATTCCTTCGATGCGGTGTGGACCTTTTCCGCCGCTTCAGCCGTCTGGACAGCGACCTGGGGGACCGCGGTGGATGTCGCCGTGGTGCTGATCGCCCGGCACAGCCTGCCGGGGGGTTCCACCGTAACCGTCGCCGGTTCCGCATCAGCCGAGGAACAGTTCAGCGAGACCCTGACCGTTGGCGCTGGAGGTCTCGTGCTGGTGCTGGATGACACCGCGACGATCGATGCCTTGCAGGTCTCGCCCTCGGCGGAGGGCGGCTCGATCGGCTGGATCTTCGCCGGTGATCCACCGGGGATCGGCGGTGACGCCGACGTCTCGATGCAGCCGTCTTGGGCCATGATCCGCAGCGGCCTGAACGGTGCAGTCGCCCGCGGCCGGCAGGACAATGCCGAACTGCGCTGGGACTACCTCACCGCGGAGGAAGCCGAACACCTCGCCGCGATCTTCGATCACTCGAAATCAGCGGGGGATCAGCCGCTGGCGTATGTGCCGAGCCTGGCGTCGGATCAACCCAAGCTGCGGCTCGTCCGGTTCGCCGCTGATGACCTCGCGCTGCCCGATCTCTACGCCTGGACGGATGACGACCCCGTGTTGCGTGACGTCACGGTCTCTCTCGCCGGGGTCCTGCTGTGACGACCCGGGTCTGGATCGATTCGACGCCACGGCTCGAGATCGTGAAGAACGCCGGTGACGGCGCCGGCGTCGGGTTCGAGATCCCGGGCCTGCAATCCGTCGGCAGGGTGGTGTCGTCACTGGGTGTCGGACAGGAAAATGCCTCGCTGTCGGTCGTCATCAGCAATGACCGCGGCGAGCACACCGCACGGTTCGCGGATCCTCCGTTGCGGAGACGGGTCATCGTCGATGTCGACGGCGAGACCTATTTCGCCGGCCAGCTGATGCGGGTGCGGGCGGGTTCCGATATCGAACTGGAGCTGGAGTCGTGAGCGATCCGATCGAGTTCGAGTTCGTCCCGGCGCCCTATGTCGTCGACCCCCAGAACATCCGGTTTGAGTGGGGGCGGGGGCTCTTCATCAATGGCAGCGATGACCCCTACTCGATGCCGGTCGGGGAAGTCGTCTTCGGGACACCCCCGGATGTGCCTGACCCCCCAGACCCGGAGCCCGAACCGGAAGAACCGGAGACCCCGGACCCATTCGGCGTCTACGCCGGCATCTCGCCTCCGCGGCTGTCGGACCCCATACCGTTGCTATCGACTGGCCCCTGGGGCACCGATGCCGATCTCGCGGTACTTCCGGCTGTGTACGGCCGTGACGCCGTCACCGTGAAGGCGGTGCGCTACCTCACCGACCGGACCTGGGTGGTCGCCGGGCATGCCTGCGCCGCTGTCGCCGCGGTGCGGATCGACGGCGTGCCCGTTGACGGCTGGACGCACCGCAACGGTGTCGATGCAGCCGGCCGGCCGGTGTGCTTCATCGACTTCACCGAACCCCAGTCCGGCGATATCGAGGCTGACGTCATCGGCCGGCTCGGCGCCCGCAGCGGCGCCGCCCTGAGCAACCCCGCCGACATCGTCACCGACTTCCTCCGTGAGGTCTGCGGATATCCGTTGCTCGCGGCACGTCTCGCGACATACCGCCAGCAGGCCTCGGGGATCTCGCTCGCCGGCGCCCTGACGTCGGTGCAGACCATCCGGGCGGCGCTGGACACGATTCTCGGTTCCGCGGGGGCCGCCTGGTCCGGCGCCGCACCGGCATTCGCGACGAGCTGGCCACCGCTGGTGACACCGACCGCAGTCGCCGAGCTGACGCCTGCAACAGCGGATTCCGTGACGTCGCAGACCATCGGTGACCCGGTGACGGTGCTGCATGTCGAGTTCGACGAATCCGTCGATCGCCAGCCGCGTCAGTCGTTGTCGCTGCGGGCACCGATGGCGGTCCGGCGGTTCGGCACGGTGGAACGCACCCTGTCGTTGCCTTGGACCCGCTCTGAGCGCCAGGCGGAAGCGATCGGTATCCGCTGGCTGAGCTACTACGCGCGGCCGGTCTGGCAGGTCACCGCGGCCATGCCGGGCCGGACCCGCGCCGGGGAGGGGGTGTCGATCGATCATCCGCTTGTCCCGCTCGCCGGGACGTTCCCTGTTGTCACGGCTGAGGCGGAACCGACATCGCTCAGCCAGGCGCTGACGATCGAATCAGCCGCCGGCGTGGCGCCGCGCATCGTGAGGATCTGAGATGAACTATCTGGTCAACCCTGAACCGCCGGTCTGGGACGTCGAGAATTCCAGTTCCAATGTCGCATTGACGGAATCTGGGCAGCGAGCCACGGCGAACGGTAGCGATACGACGTGGTATTCGCTCGCAGCGGAAGCCGGCACCGCCGGCCCAAAGTGGTACGCCGAGGTGGAAGTCGTGACCGGGGGGCACATCGGCGGCAGCGACAGCACCGTCAATATCGGGGTCACGGCAATCCCGGCTGATGCGAGCCTCACGAGCGGCGGTGCGTTTCTGGGATCGGTGGACGACACCTGGGGGTACATCGCGACAGGCGACACCCGCCACGACAGCACCAATACTGCCACCGGCACGCTCTTCGATGCCGGCGATATCGTGATGATTGCCGTGGATGAGACGGCCGGCCTGATCTGGTGGGGCGTCAACGGCACGTGGGTCTCAGGCGGTGATCCTGCTGCCGGAACCGGGGCGCAATACAGCGGCCTGCCCGACGTCATGCGGGTGGCTTGCAGTCTGAGGGAGCGTTCCGGTGAAGACGGCAGTGTGCGCATCCACACGTCATCGGCGACGCAAGAATACAGCGCCCCTGACGGCTTCATGCCCTACGGCGATTTTCCGGCGACGCACAGGGTGCCCGGCGCCACCTATGTTGACGGCGTGGCGGTGAGCCGCACGGTTCGAGCCACCCGATACAGCGACGGCGAACCGCTCGGCGAGGCCGTCAGCGACGCCGGGGATGGCACCTTCGAAATCGCGTTGAGCGCGGGCGATGCGGTCATGGTCCTTGCCTTCGACGACTACGGCGCCCAGCACGCCACGGAGACGGCCTACAGCGTAGGCGACAACGTGTTTCCGGCGACGCCGAACGAACACTGGTACCAGGTCGAATCCGGCGGCGGTGGGACCAGCGGCGCCAGCCCGCCGACATGGCCCACGAACGGCGGCACCGTCACCGATGGAACCGTGACCTGGCGCGACATGGGCACGATGCGCCAGCCGGAGGCGCGCGGGCCGTTCATTCCGGTTCCGGTGGAGGCCTAGCCATGTATCTGAACACCGACGACAAGCACGCGGATGTGGAGGTCAGCGACAACTTCCGCTACTGCACCAACGCGACGGCAAGCTGGCGCGGTATTCGCGGGGCGCTCGCAAAGGCACCCGACACCGGATTACACTATTTCGAGGCCGTCAACCACCTGGCCGACTACGGCATGGTCGGTATCGGGGATGATGGGGCGAGTCTCGCGACGACAGCCGACAGCGGCAATGCCACCAGCCTCTGGAACCGGCTGAGAAAGGTGCGCCAGAACGGGGCCAGCATCACGGCGGATCAAGCGGCCATCCCTGTCGGCGCCGTCATCGGTGTCCTCTACGACTCGGACGCATCGACGGTCGAGTTCTTCGTGGACGGCGTGTCAGTCGCAAGCCCGACCAGTGTCGTGGCCGACACCTACTTTCCCATTGCTGCGACACAGCTTGATGCCGCGTTCACATTCCGCTTCAGCGAATCTCAGATGACGCAGAAGCCGGAGGCGGCAATGGCGTGGGTGACAGACGTACTCGCCGACCGCCTCGCAGAATTGGGGCCTGCAGCGCACTACAAGCTCGACGACACCGAGGGGACCACCGCAACCGACAGCAGCGGTAACGACAATCACGGCACGATTTCGGGCGGCGTCACGCTCGGGGCCGACCCGCTTGCATGGAGCGATGCCGGCAGCAACGCGGCGACGTTCGACGGACTCACGGGCAACATCGATACCGGGATGACGGTCAGTTTTGGCGCAGCGTTCGCGGTATTCATGCTTTGCGACGCCGGGTCCGCTGACGCTGGATCGTTCGGCCGATTCTGGTCCAACGAGGAACCCGTGACAGGAGACGGCGGTGCCGGCCTGTATTGGGTCGATGCCAGCACGCTACGCTTCCGGAGCAATCAGGGCGGCGGCATCAACGTCGATTTCAATGCCGGGCGGGATCTGAAGGCGCGCAACTTTTCGCTGCTACTTGTTAGCGACGGAACCGACATGAATCTCGTGATCGACGGCGAGATTGTGGATACAAAGTCGGCGCCGGCGTATGCCGCATCAACCCGAAATCTGTTCATCGCAGACCGCCCCGCAAGCGATCGTCCGAACGAAATTGCAGTCGATGATTTCGCATTCTTCGATCGTGCCCTGACCGCCGCCGACGCATTCGCTTTGGCCGAGCGGGTTGTCCAGCGGACCTATCGTGACACGGTGCTGCAGACCAAGCCGATTGGCTACTGGCCATTGGACGATGCCGACCTTGGCGCCCTGGACATCAGCGGCAACGAATATCACCTCTCTGCACTGAGCGGCCCGACGTATCGAGCGGCGGGCATTGTCGAGGGTGAGGACTACTCTGTTGAGTTGAATGGCGCCGACCAGGCTTTTCAGCTTGACGCGGCTCCCGTGACCAGCTTTCCGCACTCGCTTGCGGCGTGGGTCGAGCTATCGCCGCTGGTATCCGGAAACAACTGCGCGCTATGGATCGGGGAGTCAGGCAGCGTCTATGACATGAGCTACATCGTCGCCAAGGACGATGGCAGCGCGTTCGCGTACCCTCGTAGTTCTTCGCAGACCAGCGGTGCGGTCTCGTTCTCCTATGGCTTCGAGTACGGCATCCCGCAGATGATTGGCGGGCAGTTTGTTAGCTCCACCGAGCGCCGGTCAGTGTTGAACGGTCAGATGGGCGAGCTGAACACTGTCAGCGTTGACGGGACCAGCGACTACACGCGGATCGCGATCGGCGCTGCCAGAGATTCGTCGCCGGGCGACTACCTGGACGGGCTCGTTGCACATGCCGCGCTCTGGGACTACGCGCTGACGCCGGCGCAATGGTCGGCCCTTCACTACCGGGGCATTGTCGAAGCTGCGGTAGCCCTCACGCTCGACGGTGCGGCCTTCGCCGCCGGTGTCCCAGTCGAACGCACCTTCCGAGCCCACCTCGCGTCGGACGGCAGCGTGATCGGCGAGACGACAAGCAGCTCCGCCGATGGCAGTTGGTCGATGCCTCGCGAATCTACCGAAGCGATCGACGTCATCGGCCTGCCAGCCGAGGGTGAGGACCCGCTCGTGATGCGTGTGCCGGCGATCGAGTCGTGATCTAGTCCGGGCGCTCGCTGGCGCTTGAGACGACATCGCCGCGGAAGATGATGGTCTTCGTCGACGAGTTGTAGCCGGTTGTGTAGTACCGCCATTCCTCGCCGACCTGGGCACCGAACTTGTTCACCAGCCGGACTTTCGAGTCGGGCTGGCCGCAGTGCTTCAACACGAACCCCCGGGAATCACCGGGTTTCGCCAGCATCTGGCCGCAGCGGACCTTGGCCTGGGCGGGGAGGGACGCAGCGAGCGTGATCGCCGCGATGATGATGGTGGTGGTCTTCAT